GGACGACCCGTTGGATTGATCTTATCAACCTCAACTCCCAATGGGTTTCAGTTCCGCTCTTCCAGAGAGCCGTTCTGATAAACCAGCCCGCTGCGCAGCAGCAGGGCCCATTAGGCGGGGTCTTCTTAAGGCACTTCGCGTCGTCCAGTTGGAGTTTAGACTCCAGGGCGAGCTTCCCGATTTAGCGGGCGCGACGTGTTCTTCCCTAAGAAGAGATTGGGACAGTAAGTCCAAGTTGGTGGTTAAAATGCCTTCCTCCAGCGGAGGAGGGAAGACAAGGAGGCGAATTCGTGCCTCGAAGTTGCTATCGGCTCTTAAGAGTTGTAAGCGGATCTTCGACGCGGAATGTAAGACCTGTGACCAGAGCTTGGGCGAGACTGCCAAAGAGGAGTGGAAGGAGCGGATGGCCGCGACGGTGAAACCGGTTGCTTGTAGATGGTCTTATGACCCCTATTGGCTTCTGAGACGTCACGTCCGCTCCCTTGCTCACGGGTGGGGCGAGAGGTTAGAAAACTCTCGCAAGGAGTGTGTAGGAGGAGTGAGGAGGAGTGAGAGTGGTGTATACATCCCTGACCAGCAGGGCTGCTTGGAGGCGAGACAAGGTGAGGGTGGGACGCTTTCTGTCCATCCTTCTAGTACTTGTCCTGATGATTCACTTGTCAGGATAGGTGTTGCCAAGACTAAGGGAAAGCTTCGTGTCGTAACGATGCAATCCGCCCGCGTGAAACGGGTCTTGACTCCCGTCCATAATGCCCTTTATGACCATTTGTCATCTTTTGGATGGTTGGTCCGCGGGGATGTGAAGAAAGAGGACTTTTTGGCAGTTCTTAATGATCGGAAGCCTGGCGAGGCGGTTATCAGTGGGGATTACGAGTCCGCCACTGACCGCATTTACCATGAAGCCGTTTCGGTCATTATCGAAGAACTCTCGAAGGATGATAAGCTTTCGGAGGAGGAGAGGAGGGTTTTGCAGGGCTCGTTTACCAACCTACGTTGGGTAAACCCCTGTACCGGTGCGACCGGTCCAATAAACAGGGGGAGCATGATGGGGAATCTCGTAAGTTTCCCACTCTTATGCCTCCTGAATAAGGCGTGTTTCGACATCGCCAGCGACATCGCACGTGGTAGTGGAGCAAACAGGGTCGGTCGTTTTAACGGCGACGACTGCGTCTTCGCAGGTGACCAGCAGTTCTTTAACCTTTGGAAAGAGGTTACCGGAACTTTTGGTCTTTGTGTCAATGTTGAGAAGACTGGCTATTCTAACATCTCAGCGGATTTGAACTCCCAGAGTTTCTTCATCCGTCAAGGTCGTTTAGCCCCGAAACCTGTTCTTTCCTTCTTCAGGCCTTATAGAGAGGAGCCTGGTTGTCTCTTGTCAGAGGTGCTCAGAGGGCTGAGTACTTTTCGCGGCGAGGTGAAGAGCCTCGTCGTGAATTGTATGATGCGCTTTGAGATATCCGCTAGGCAGATCGATCTTTCGACTCTGTCCAAGAGAGATTACCAACTCCTTTGCAAAAAGTCCTGGTTTCGACGGGCCCTTACCGATGGGCCCGCACCTTTGGTTAAGAAGGGCGTTAACCGGAGTGTCAAGATGGTCGTAGGGCCGCCTCCCAAGGCGTCCCTCTATCCTGTCTTCGATGCAATGGCCAAGGACGTCGCTAGGGATACTGTAGAAGAATGGTTAGGAAAACCCGTAAAACCCGAGAGGGTTACCATAGATCGACATTCCTTTCGCGAGCGCTCCTCTTTGACGCCCTCTTACCAACCTCCTTCTTTCCGCGTCCTCAGAAGGGGACCGAAGTTGTGGTCTTTCGTCTGGCCTAAGCCAGTTTATGATCACTTCAAGCTCTACGGTGAACGGGTGTTTGTTTCCGAAAACGCCCGCCGATCTCAATGGATCGACGACCATCCTTGCCTCCATGTTACCATGGAGCTTGTTCGGTCCCGTTTCGTTCGAGGCGCAAGAAACTTCCGTACCTACTTCGGACCTCCTTCATCTCTCTCGCCCTGCTCTCTTCCGGGGGTCAACCTCGGCTACGCCTAATGAGTTGCGCAGGAGCTCCTTTCAGCTGGGAGATGATAAAGATAATGAATGGACGTACTAGGCCTGCTAGTATCTTCGTAGTACGAAACCTTCGGGAAGGATGGGTCTAACGCCGTACCTACTTCTGTAGTGTTAGCGCGCCCTCCCTGTAACAACCTGATTTTCTTGGCGCTTGACGTGAGTCGCGTCCATGGTCCTCTGGTCTCGGGTCAGTAGATTCGTTCTACGCTGAGATAAGACGAGAAATGAATGGGGGCAGGGTAGGCGGTCAGCGGTTCACTGCAATGCAGTTAGGCGGCCGGTCACCTGAAATAAGGCTGGGGGGTGTGCTCGAAAGACACATTATGCCCAGTCTCATCCGGAAATTAGGGAGTAGGAAAAGAAGGGAAAGTAGGTTATAGACGGTGAGGCGGTGCCTCAGTTCCGAGAAAACCCACTATACCACGGGCGGCCAGCCGCCTTGTGTGGTTGCCATTGGCGTGGACGAGTACCGGCACTGTTGTGTCCGCGGCGGGGAAATTCAATATCCCGTATTCGCTATCTCATCGATCCTGAGAAACCAGCAATAGCTCCAGAACTCTGGCGACGGCCCGCCGTCAGAGAGCCCTTCGAAGGGGTAGTTAACGCGAAAGCGTGGTAGCGC